ATGATGTATTACACCGTAGCTTCTTAATGGAGTGGGCTGAATTGGATTCAATTACATCAAGGAAGCACGCTGGTCATATTAAATCTTTTCTTTCTCGCTCTACCGATCTTTTAAGAGTTCCTTACGGTAAAGCTGTTGAAGAATGGCCACGCCGTGGAATTATCGTTGGATCAACTAATAAGGAATCAGGGCTATTAATTGATGACACTGGCAACCGCCGCTTTCATGTCATCCCCTGCACCGTGAAGTCGATTGATCTTGACTCCTTACAAATTGAAAAAGACTCGATCTGGGCCGCAGCTGTTCACGCTTATAAAAATAATGAGCCTCATTTCTTATCCTTTGAACAAGAAAATCAAATAGAAAAAGAGAACCTTGGCTACATGGTTGATTCGCCTTGGCTCACTGTAATAAGTCAATATCTTAATGATCCCGCTAATAAAATTAAAGACATCACCATTGAATTACTCTTGACCGAAGCCATTGATAAACCCGTGGAGAGGCAGACAAAAAGTGACACAATGACAGTCTCATCTATTCTCAAAAGTCTGAAATATGAGAGAAAAAAGAAAAGAGTGATGGGAACACCTAAATGGGTTTGGTTCCCTAATTCTCCTTAATGTTCCCTCCTGTTCCCTCCTTGTTCCTACGGGTGGGAACGCTCGAAATCCCTGCACCGCAACCCTTCTCTATATATGTTCCCTATGTTCCCTATGTTTTATATATAATTATATATATAGTATATATAGGGGTATATAGGGGATTAGGTAAGTTTGTAAGGTTAGTGGGAACTCTGGGAACGTGGGAACACCTTATCCAATCTCATTTCTGTCTCATGTCTGTCTCATTTAAGAACAAGCCCGTAGTGGATCGCCTTATCCTCATCCTTGCTCAGGCCAAAAATACTGCAGCCGCAATCGCAGATAATGCTATTGATGATAATGAACCAATTGATGATGATTCTCTTATGATGATATCTCGCGATTTAAACTCAATAAAAAATTATCTTCATACTGCTTACGAACCTAATTTCACTGATTAATTCAACTTTTTCAGTTATTATTTAATGCATGGCTAGAAAAGCAACTAAAAATGAAGTTCACGATCGGATAAATGACGTTTATAAACTTTTATTGGATGGATATTCTCGCAATCAAATAGCTCTTTACGCCGCAGAAAACTGGGGAATAAAAATGAGACAAGTGGATGATTATCTAACAAAAGCTCGTGAACTTCAAAAATTAGACTCTGCTATTGAAAGACCTCAATGGCTTCTATCCGCATTGGGTCGGTTGCAGAACTACGAAATGAAAGCGGCAAAGCGTGGGCAATTTCAAGCGGCAACAAGATCGATTGAATTACAAGCCAAACTCTTACGGTTCGAGTTGACTTGACTTCCTTGATTTCAGGGATATGCAACAACGAGCCACTAATGGCGTTCGCGGAATCCGCCGCGTTCAACAAACCGCCAACAGCGCAAGAGGCAATAGCAAAAATATATGAGGGTCTTTTACCTCATCAAAAATCATTTGTGGATGATATTTCGCACCGTAAATTAGCTCTAGTGTGTGGATTTGGAGCTGGTAAAACTCACGCCTTAGTTTCTAAAGCCTGCATATTGGCCGCCATGAATGTGGGTCATGTATCTGCAATTTTTGAACCTACTGCGCCCATGCTTCGCGATATTTTGATGCGAACAATGAACGAGCTTTTAGAACAGTGGGAAATTCCTTATACCTTTAGAGCTTCACCTTTACCTGAATACACTCTTTCCTTTGAGGAGGGAAATCATACGATTTTGCTTAGGACAATTTTGACTTATCAACGCTTACGCGGTCAAAACTTATGCGCGGTTGGATTTGACGAGGCTGACACAGTTGGTCAATACGACGCTTGCCAAGCCATGAATATGGCACTCGCAAGATTACGTTCAGGCAATGTTCAGCAATTTTTCTGTAGCACAACGCCAGAAGGTTACGGCTTTGCATTTAAAACATTTGAGAAGGAGGCAAAAGCTGACACTGCTTTAATACGCGGGCGCAGTTATGACAATCCATTTTTACCAGAAGGATTCATTGATTCGTTAAGGGAAAATTATCCAAAGCAATTAATAGATGCTTATATCGAAGGTCGCTTCACCAACCTCGTTACAGGATCAGTTTATTCTCGGTTTTCTAGAGATAAGCACGTCTTCGATGAGCCTTATGATTCTCAAGGTGAGATTATCAGAGCAGGTATTGATTTCAACATTGGTAATATGAGTTGTGTCATTGGCGTGCGTGACGGAGAAAAATTAGTGATAATTGATGAAATTTCAAAAGCGCATGATACCGATGCGCTTGCTCAAGAAATCCAACGCCAATACCCAGGCCAAAGAGTTCTAATTTATCCCGATTCATCAGGAGGCAACCGTTCAACTAATGCAACAAAAACCGATATATCCATACTCGAAGGTTATGGATTCACAAATCAAAGTGCAAGATCGAACCCCCCAGTCCGTGATCGAGTCGCGTCTGTTCAAGCTCTCCTTGAAAATTCAAAAGGATCCATCCGCTTGGCGATTTCTTCCCGTTGCGAACGCTTGATTGAATGTTTAGAGCTTCAAAGCTGGACCGAAAGCGGCGAACCTGACAAACAAAACGGGTATGATCACATGAACGACGCGCTCGGTTATATGATTTGGCGTGAATTTAATCCGTTGTATATGCGCTCAGGTCGTGGCACTGGCGTTAGGATCTATTAAAGTAGTTATTATTTAATGCTGTGAGTTATAGCGGATACAGTTTTAACACCAGGCAAGCAACCTCAAAAGCTAAAGGTGCAGAGGATCCATGTGCAGCATGGTTAAACCAGGAAGCACATTGGGGATTAATTGAAGATTTAGTTGGCGGTAGTTATGAGATAAGACGAAGGCATCGAAGATATTTACCACAAGAACCACGCGAAACTGATGAGAGTTATGACAACAGGCTCGCTCGTTCAGTTTGCCCGCCTTATTTCCTAAGGCTTGAAAGAATGCTCGGTGGAATGTTGACAAGAAAACCTGTCAGATTGACAGACGTTAATGACGTTGTTAGGGAGCAGTTATTCGATGTAGATCTTCAGGGTAATGATCTAAATATCTGGACTTATAACACTAGTCGCATAGCAATTCGATATGGCCATGTTGGTGTTTTAGTTGATGCACCAGCAGCAGGAACAGAAGGCCGACCATATTGGTGCGCTTACACACCTAGAGAAATCTTAGGATGGCGATCCGAAATAGTAGATGGCCAACCAAAATTAACGCAGCTTCGATTGTCGGAACGTGTTATTGAACCGGAAGGAATGTATGGAGAAATTGAAGTAGAACAAATCAGGGTATTAACTCCTGGCGCATTTGAACTTCATCGCAAGAGCGAGGATGGTGATTTTAAATTAGTAGATGAAGGAACAACTGCTTTAAGTGACATTCCGTTTTCCGTTGCGTATGCAAATAGGGTCGGGATTATGGAATCACGACCACCTATGGAAGATATTGCTGAATTAAATTTAAAGGCATATCAAATCCAAAGCGACCTAGACAATATGTTGCATATAAGTGGAGTTCCGATGCTCGCCTTTTATGGATTCCCGCAAAGCAGTGAAGAAGTAGCAGCGGGACCAGGTGAAGCTTTGGCATTCCCCGCGGAAGGTCGTGCTGAATATATTGAACCAGATGGTAAAAGTTATGACTCGCAGTTCAAACGTTTAGATCAACTTGAAGGTCAAATAAATAATTTAGGTCTTGCGGCTGTACTTGGAATGAAAATGAGCGCCGAAACTGCCGAATCTAAGAAGATCGACAGGAGCCAAGGCGATTCAACCATGCAAGTTATCGCCCAACAAATGCAAGATTTAATCGATAATTCTTTAGTTTTTCATGCTCAATATTTAGGCATTAGTGAGTTTGGTAGTAGTTTCGTCAATCGTGATTTCTTAGCTTCTCGGTTAGATTCGCAGGAGATTGGTAGTTTGCTGCAACTTTACACAGCAGGAACTATCACTCAAGAAACTCTATTGAAGCAGTTAGAAGAAGGTGAAGTATTAGGTGATGAGTTCCAAGTGGAAGAAGAATTGGAGGCGACACAGTTGGCAGGTTTGGAGATTCAAACGGAACCTCCTGAACCTGAAGAAGATCTTGATGAGATTGTGGAAGAAGAAGAAGAAGAGGAAGAGTAAGTGAATGGAGGATTTACCAGAAGGTCTATTTAGAAACGCGATAGACCTAAACCGTTTCAGTAATGGAACATCTCACAAGCTAATTAATTCTTATAACCGCATCATTCTGAAAGCGGTTGCAGAGTTGAAACGAATTGAGGCAATGCCAAGCGCAAAGCGTCCAAAAGTTCGTGCCGCAAGATTGCGGGCGTTATTAGCACAAACAAAAGAGAGCCTAAAAACATGGTCAGTTAAAAGCGTTAATGAATTAGCGAAGGATTTAGAAGGTATTGCTCAGATCCAATCAGATTTTGCAACACAACAAATATCAAAGGCTTTGTCTCCTAGTGCAAGGCAACTTTTATCTGTTAAGTCTGTAGAAGTCACACCAAGTTTTGCAAACGCGGTTGTTAATGCAGATCCGTTAGATATAAGTGCAAGAGTTTTAGGCCAAAGTCTTGAAGATGCGGTCAAAGGTGCATCAGGTAGTTTTAAATTAACAGCGACACAAGGCTCACAAGTTAGGATGCCAGGTGGTCAAAGTATTACTATCC